CCGATCGGTGGGTGACGCTCTGCAAATCGTCACAGCCACCTGCCAACCTCGCTAACCTTCGCCCAACATCTGCAGCGCATGAGCCACATGAATGACTCTCCTCGATCAGCTCGCTGCACTCCCTGACTCCTGGGCGCTCGTCGCCGTCGGTCACGACAAGCGCCCCTACCAGCTCGAATGGCAGAAGCACCCCATCAGCCGCGCCGATCTCACAGCTGAGATCCAGGCCGGCCGCGCCGTCGCGATCGGTGTCATCGCCGGCCCGCAGTCCGGTGGCCTCCTCTTCGTTGATCACGACGGCCTCGGTGCTTCCGAGGTGCTCGAACAGCTCGGCGCACCACTGCGCGATCTCCCCAAGTCCTGGGCCGTCACCTCCGGCCGTGACGGGCGCCTGCAGATCATCTACCAGGTGCCCGAACCCTTCTGGACCACCATCAAGACCACCAAGCTGCGATCCTCCATTAAGGGCGAGCAGCTCGAACTCCGCTGGGCTGGCTGCCAGTCCGTCGTCGCAGGCGCTCACCCCATCACAGGCGCCTACCGCTGGCTCAAAGGCCGCGGCCCCGGCAGCCTCCCACTAGCCGAGGCACCATCGCTGCTGCTCCAGCAGATGCAGCGCCAGCAGCCTGAGCCCGCACCCCTGCTGCGCCTTCCGGACACCGACGCCAGCCGCGCACGGGATTACCTCGCATCCATCCCATCTGCCGAGGCCGACGACTACGACCGCTGGGTTCAGGTCGGCATGGCACTCCACAGCGTCGGGCATGACAGCCTGCTGGCCGACTGGATCGAATGGTCAGCCATCTCCGGCAAGTTCGAGCCTGGTGCCTGCGAAGCCAAGTGGGCCACCTTCAACGGCCACGGCGTCACCCTCGGCACCCTCGCCCATCTCGCCGGCCATCAGAAGGCTTCACGGCCTACCCCAGCCCCGCCCAAGCGCCAGGCCGCGCAGGCGGATCCCACCGTCACCCCGTCGCAGGGCAAGCTTCTCAAGCTCGAGTCCAACGAGCTGCTCCAGCTGCTGCGCCAGCAGATGGCCGATCGCCTGCGCTGGAACACCTTCACCCAAGCCATTGAGCTCGACCAGAAGCCCATCGAGCACATCGAGCACTTCTACCTGAAGCTCGCGCAGGATGGCGTCAAGGTCACCAAGGAGCTCGCCGCCGACGCTGTGCACGTCGTCGCTGTCGAGAACCCCTACGACCCGGTGCGCGAATACCTAGAGCACGTCGCAGACAACGTGCCACCCGTGCCGATCGACCACCTCGCCACCGCATACCTGCGGCCCGGCGATCAGCCCGGCAGCCTCTACGACGCGATGCTCAAGGCCACCCTGATCGCTGCCGTCCGTCGCATCTTCGAGCCCGGCTGCAAGCACGACTCCGCCTGCGTCCTGATGGGACCGCAGGGCTGCGGCAAGTCCACCTTCTGGCGCAACCTCGGCGGCCTCTGGTTCTCCGATGCCCTGCGCGACATCGGCTCGAAGGATGACCTGATGGTGCTCCACCGCTCCTGGCTGATGGAGTGGGCCGAGCTGGATCACATCACCGGCCGCAAGCACGCCGGTCAGGTGAAGGCGTTCCTCACCCAGCAGACCGACATGTTCCGCGCGCCCTACCAGCGAACCACCGAGTCGTTCCCGCGCCGCTCCATCATCGTCGGCAGCACCAACCGGGACACCGGCTTCCTGGTCGACGACACCGGAAACCGCCGCTTCTGGGTCATCCCCGTGACCACCGCGCCGCACATTCCCGTCGATGGCCTGCTGCTGGAGCGCGATGCCATCTGGTCCGCAGCTGTCGCCGCCTACAAGGCCGGCGAGCCCAACCACCTCGGCGCCCAGCACTCCCAGCAGGTGGATCAGGAGAACCAGTCCTACCTGGTGGACAGCCCGTGGAAGGCGGCCATCCAGGAGTGGCTCGGCGCCCCGCGCAATGCCGGCCGACCCATCACCAGCGAGCTGCTGTTGACCGAGGCGATCAGCAAGCCGGTCGAGCGCCAAGGCCGCGCGGACCAGATGCAGGTTGCGTCCATCATGCGAGACCTGGGATACGAAAAGAAGCGCGCATGGTTGGAAGGTCGGAATAAATGGGTGTTTGTCCAACCTCCCGGATGAGGTTGGAAGGCAAAAATCCCTGTTACTTCAAGGGGTCTCCTATCCTCTCTAACCTTCTAACCTTAGTAGTATTCTATAGAATAGGGAGAGGGTGCAGGGAAAAAGGAGCTATAGGGGCAACGTTGGCGTGGTTGGAAGGTTGACAGGAGCCCTTACCGCCATTTCGATCGACCACCACCGGCTCGCGCCCTACCCTTGGCGCATGGCACTGCTGCAGGTCACCACCAACGTCGAGGAAGCCATCAGGCAGCTGGACAAGCGCGTCCAACTGCTGACGGATCGGAACGTGGCTTTCATGGCCGCGCGCGCAATGACCCGTTCGGCTCAGGCTGCACAGACCAAGCTGAAGCAGGACATGTCTCGCTTCATTGATCGACCCACGTCCTTCACCCTCAACAGCACCTACGTGCGGTTTGCCAAGCCCACCAACCTCAGCGTTGAAGTGGGCTTCAAGCAGTTCGCATCGAAGGGCACACCAGCTGGCCGCTACCTGCAGCCCATGGCCGGTGGCGGTGGCAGGCCCCTCAAGTCCAGCGAGCGGCAGCTGCAATCCCGTGGCCTGCTGCCTACTGGCCGCTACTTGGTGCCGACCGGCGTCACGCCACTTCGCCTGAACCAGTACGGCAACCTCTCCGGCTCGAGTTACACGCAAGTGATCAGCCGCCTTGGCGGCTTTGGTCAACAGGGCTACACCGCCAACGTCTCGCGGTCCGCTGCTTCACAAGCCAAGCGGCGTCAGCGGGACTACTTCATCGGACGCCCTGGTGGGCTGCCCCTGGGGATCTATGCCCGCCTTGGCAAGCGACCCAAGGGCGGCGGCCTGCCCCGTGGCTTTCACACGGTCTTCTACATCACGCGCCAGCCCAACTACCGGGCCACCTTCCCCATCAGCCAGCTGCTCAGCGACGCTTACGGCCAGGCCTGGCCGATCGAGCTGCGCGCGGCATTCCAAGCCGAGCTGGTCAGGCGCCTGGGGAGTGGTCGCTGAGATCCCTTGCGCCGCAAGGGGTTTGGGCCGAGGGGTGCCCTATTGAGAATGATTCTCAAGTGCAGGTCGCGGGTCCTCCCGGATTCCGGGGATGCGGGTGTATTCGAACCCCGCGCTACGGCTAGCGTCAGGTCTCACGGGTCTTAAACGGTAATTTCCGGTAAGTTGACACCCATAGACCTCCCCACCTGTTTGATAGTTCAATACTTCACTAACATTTAGACCGAACAAGAGGCTGCAACAGCTTGCTGGTGACCTTTAGCGAGTTCGCGGCAATCAAAGGCTGCGCGAAGGGCTCAGTAACGGCGGCCACGAAGTCTCGCATCGCTGAGGCGGTGGTGGAGAAGGACGGCAAGCGGTGGCTGGACCGTGACCTGGCGATGGAGCTGTGGGACCGGAACACCAAGGCGACGCACAACGCGAAGGTGCGTGTGGCCGACCCGATTGAGGTGCAGAGCCCGCGCGAGTTGCGGCAACGGATCGACGCGCTGCCCGATGATGCGATCCCGGAGCTCAACGAGAGCCGTGCACGGCGTGAGCACTACCAGGCGGAGCTGGCGAAGCTGCAGGTGGCGCTGCAGCGCAAGGAGCTGGTGCCAGCTGATGAGGTGAAGAAGGAGGCGTTCCAGATCGGGCGGAGCATCCGCGAGGCGCTGAGCAACCTGGCCGATCGGCTGAGCCACCAGCTGGCCGGCGAGACCGACCCGGCGGTGATCCACCAGCTGCTGAGCGATGAGCACCGTGATGCGCTGCTGTCGCTGCAGGAGGTGCAGTGATGAGCACTTGGCGCGATGCGTTCATGGAGGGCCTGCGGCCTGAGCAGGCGCTGACGGTGAGCGAGTGGGCGGACAAGCATCGGCGGCTGAGCAGCAAGGCGAGCGCCGAACCTGGGCCATGGCGCACCGGGCGGACGCCTTACCTGCGCGAGCCGATGGACTGCCTGAGCAGCAACAGCCCGGTGCAGCGGGTGGTGATGATGTTCGCGGCGCAGACGGGCAAGACTGAGAGCGGGAGCAACTGGCTGGGCTATGTGATCGCGCACGCGCCGGGGCCGATGCTGCTGGTGCAGCCAACGGTTGAGATGGCGAAGAGGCTGAGCAAGCAGCGGCTCGAGAGCCTGATCACCGAGACGCCGGTGCTGGCGCAGAAGATCGCGCCGAGCCGTAGCCGTGACAGCGGCAACACGATGTTCGCGAAAGAGTTCCCGGGCGGAATGATGCTGCTGACCGGTGCCAACAGTGCGACGGGTCTGCGCTCAACACCGTGCCGGTACATCTTCTGCGACGAGATCGACGCCTTCCCGACTGACGTGGATGGCGAGGGCGATCCGGTGAGCCTGGCCGAGAAGCGCGCGACGACGTTCGCGCGGCGCAAGATCTTGCTGACCAGCACCCCGACGGTGAAGGACTTCAGCCGGATTGAGGCGGAGTTCCAGCGCAGCGACCAGCGGCGGTTCTATGTGCCGTGCCCGAGCTGCTCGGAGATGCAGTGGCTGAAGTGGCCGCAGCTGAAGTGGGAGAACAACGACCCGGCGACGGCGGTCTACGAGTGCGAGCACTGCCGCGAGCGGTTCGCCGAGATCCACAAGCCGGCGATGCTGCGCCAGGGCGAGTGGCGCGCGACGGCCCCGAGCGACGGCAAGACGGCCGGCTACCAGCTGTCGGGGCTTTACAGCCCGCTCGGGTGGTTGAGCTGGGCCGACATGGTGGACGACTTCCTGCGGGCCAAGACCGACGCGCCGATGTTGAAGTCGTTCGTGAACACGCGGCTGGCTGAGACGTGGGAGGAAGACTTCGCCAGCAAGGTGAGCGC